GAAAGTTCTTGTATGCAACTGGAACAAGTTCCGAAAACAGAACTTTGATGGAAAATGGTTTGAATCCGGATGGAAACAACGCCAACTGCTTTGCTCTCAGTCCTCCGTTTGATACTAGAGAATCAAATCCATATGTGGAATATGGAATAGCATCCGTACCAGATTTGAGATCTGCTTTTATTCGCAGAGATACCGATGGTTCATTTCAGTTTGTTTTCTGGGATTTTGATTTGACCAATGCTCTTCTAAGATTCCGTCCAGGAGCAACTGGCAACTTTGTTGGACTGGGTGATAAGGATATATTTGCAGTTCTTCCCATTGACTTTAATGGATCACAGATGCCTAGTGCATTTCAAGCAACAGGAAGTATCTTCGATTTTGGAAATAATAATGCCGATGTTGTTGCTAAACTAGGGGGATATTTCAGCGGATTGCCAGTTCCTGATGGCACCACTCAAATGATTGATAATAGATTCATAAAATATCTCACTATATGGTCTGGTGCGAAGAATTTGATGGAAGTGGGAAACCTTAATGGCAGGGGTTGGGTAAACCTCATCGGCGGTGGCATGACTGGTCCAAAGACAATGAAAAAGTTTGTCGATGGGGTTCAGTCAAACGTCACGGTTAACTTTGATCCCAATTCGGGAATCACTGGCATCAAGAACAATTTTGCCAATGGCATAGTGCAGTTGGGTGATTTCAATGGCTCTGTTATTACGGAAAGACCCGAGAACTATGAGTCAACGGTGATCTTTGACAAGACACCAGGCACATCAGAATATGCCGCAGCCGTTGGTGGCAGCAACGATGAAATCAGCATTGCCGTCATTGATTTTGAAGGTAAGTTTGGTCCAAGAGGTTCTATTCTTGAGAAGTTTGAACTTCTGTCAAAGGCAGTTGATGCAAAGAACCTAAACGGCGAATCAATCTTCTACAAGGACTACATCAACCGCAACTCAAGGTACATCTACTGCACGAAGCCGTTTGGTTTCACGGGTGGTGGAAATGCAAATTCACTTGCAACCACTGCTTTCGGTGACATCTATACACGGTACAGACCAGATGCGGATGGAGTCACTTTCAATCGCACCGGCTTCTACGAAACAATATTGTCATTCGGTGAATCTAGCATCAATGCAGCGTCATCATCCGAACTCATCGATGGCTATGCTTTGTTTGCGGACGATGACAATGCAGTCGATGTCTTGTTCCTACCAGAATCAAGCCTTGATGATGACAATGATACAAATCCAACCCTGATAGAGCAATCGATCTATGATGCGGTAATCGAACCAAGGAAGGACACTTTGTTTGTCGTTCCAACGCCATCGCCATCATCATCGACACAGCACACTGCCACTTCTGCGTCCAAGACAATAAACTTCAGAAAGAACAGTCTCACCCTCCCAAGCAACTCGTACACGGTGCTTGTTGCAGGACGCAAGTTGTTCTTCGACACATTCAACAATCAGATACGGAAGATGTCGCTTTCTTCAGATGTCGCTGGCATTCTCTGCGCTCAGGAGATTCCTTGGGAGTCTCCAGCAGGATTTGCAAGAGGAAATCTGAAGAATGCCATCCGTCTTGAGACGAAGTTTACCAAGGTTGATCGTGATGAACTCTACAAGAATCAGATCAACTTCTTCACGGAGTTCAACGATGGAACAGGAACCGTGCTGTTCGGTGACAAGACCCTCCTCGTAAAGCCAAGTGCATTCGACCGCATCAACGTGCGTAGAGTGTTCATCGCTCTTGAGAAGGCTATTGCCAAGGCTGCTAAGTACTCGTTGTTCGAGTTCAACGACGAGTTCACCCGCGCTCAGTTCCGCGATCTCATCACACCATATCTAAGAAGCGTGGTCGCGCAGCGCGGCATTTCTGACTTCAAGATCGTGTGTGACGAGTCTAACAACACGGCAGAAGTGATCGACAAGAATCAGTTCGTCGCAGACATCTATATTAAGCCATTGAAGTCCATCAACTTCATCCAGTTGAACTTCATTGCGGCAAGAAGTGATTTCAATCTAACGGTAATCGAATAAATAGAGATAACAGGGAGAATCTAGAATGAACATCAACAACTTTGCTCGCAAGATGGTCGGTGCTGGTGTCAAGCCATCGCTCTTCGAAGTTGACGGTAGAATCGGTCCACAGGGCAGCAATGACAAGGTTCCATTCCTTGTCAAGTCAGCATCCCTTCCGGGTCAGGCTCTCGGAGTCATCGAAGTGCCATATCGCGGCAGACGAATCAAGTTGCCAGGAGATCGTCAGTTTGCAGATTGGTCGATCACGATCATCAATGACTCTGCATTCGACCTGCGAAACAGGTTTGAGAGATGGCTCGACTCGTTGCAGGGAATGGAAAGCAACACCGCAGTCGCATCTTTCGATGCATTCGCAGGAACGGCATTTGCCGACTGGACAGTCAATCAGTTGGATAGGAACGGCAAGCCCATCAAGGCATACAAGTTGATCGGTTGCTTCCCAACCGACATCTCGCCAATCGAACTTTCATATGAAGCAACGGATCAGATCGAAGAGTTCAGCGTGACTCTTGCCTACTCCTACTTCATTCCATACGAAGGTCTTGTGACTCCAGTGAGCAATCAGGTTGGTCTTGCTCCGCTCACGCAGGGTGCAAGCCAGAGTGTTCTATCTGTCCCACCGACAGCAATCGGTACGCCTGGTGTTGGTTAATAACAAAACGGAGTGATGAATGGCATTTGAACTTTTTGGTTATACTCTCAGTCGCTCTGGCGGCAAAGCAGCCCCTACGGAGAATCAGCAGGAGTTGTCGGCAAACGCATCGTTTGCTCCTCCTCAGTTCGATGATGGGGCTTTGCCTATTTCATCGGGTGTGTACTTCAGTTCATACATGGATTTCGATGGTGGCATAAAGGCTACCAGCGATATGATCCGCAAGTATCGCGAGATGGCACTCTACCCAGAGGTGGAGATGGCAATCGATGATATCTGCAATGAATCCATCGTGTATGAGGACAACAAGAATCCCGTTGAGATTCAGATCGATCAGAAGACCATCTCGCCAAAGATTCGGGAGAAGATCGAAGTCGAGTTCTCTGAGATCCTGAGACTTCTAAAGTTTCAGGATCGCGGATACGAGATGTTCCGAAAGTGGTACATCGACGGTAGGCTGTACTTCCACAAGATCGTTGACAAGGAAAACCCCAAGAAGGGGCTTGTCGAGATTCGTCCCATAGAGGCTACCCACATCCGCAAGGTGCGAAACGTAGTCAAGAAGAAGGACAAGAAGACGGATGCCGATCTAGTCTCGCGGGTGGACGAGTTCTTCATCTACAACGAGCGAGAGGAAACATCCTCAACCACTGCTGCATTCTCGGTCGCTGGACCCATGAAGGGTGTGAGGATAGCCCCAGATTCAATCTGCTATGTCCACAGCGGGTTGTTTGACTCAGGAAAGAAGCGAGTCCTCTCATACATCCACAAGGCTCTCAAGCCGCTCAATCAACTCAAGATGATTGAGGATGCGGTGGTCATCTATCGTCTCTCGCGCGCACCTGAACGCAGGGTGTTCTACATCGACGTTGGAAGCCTACCGAAGCAGAAGGCAGAGCAGTATCTCAAGGAGATCATGAACCGCTACCGCAACAAGTTGGTCTATGATGCCTCCACGGGAGAACTCAAGGATGAGAGAAGGCACATGACCATGCTTGAGGACTTCTGGATGCCTCGCCGCGAAGGTGGCAAGGGAACCGAAGTCACTACATTGCCAGGTGGACAGAACCTTGGGCAGATGGACGATGTCCTCTACTTCCAGAAGAAACTATACAAGTCTCTCAATGTCCCGACTTCCCGTCTTGAAACCGATCAGAACGGATTCAACATGGGAAGACAGGCAGAGATCACCCGTGACGAACTCAAGTTCTTCCGCTTCATCGAACGCCTTCGCAAGAAGTTCTCTGAACTCTTCATGGAACTGCTCAAGACTCAGTTGATCCTCAAGGGTGTCATCACCAAGGACGATTGGGAATATCTTCAGCAGAGCATAAGGTTCAACTACCGCAAGGATTCGTACTTCACCGAAGCCAAGGAGAACGAGATCCTCACCAATAGGTTGAACCTTGTGAACTCGGCAGATCCATACCTCGGCAAGTACTTCTCCAAGAGATTCATTCAGAAGAACATTCTGAGGATGTCGGATGACGAGATTGCCGATGTAGGAAACGAGATCGAAGGTGAGAAGCAGACTGACCCCGATGGAGTCCTGCCCACGCAGATAAGCACACAGGTGACTACGCAGCAGATGACGGGTGATGTACAGATGCAGCAGCAGATGCAACAGGCACAGATGCAAGCACAGATGGCTCCACCACCCAAGGAAAAGTCTAGCAAGAAGAAAGAATAAATATCCACATTGGAGAAACAAATGAGCAAAACGAACGAACTTATCAGGGCAATCGTTGACGAAGACTTCGTCTCTGCCAAGGAAATAGCAAACAACCTGTTCTTCACAGCCGTCTCTGACGAACTCGACAGCCTCAAGCAAGAGGTGGCAGCAGAACTCTTCAATGATGTTTCTGAGCAAGTTGCAAAGGCAGACTTCGACAAGGATGGTAAGCGCGAGACTGCAAAGGCTGAAGTCCTTGGCTCACGCATCAATGCTGCCGTCAAGTCGGGAAACCTGACCCCCGCACAGGCTGCCAAGACCAAGAACAAGGGAATGTTCCGCTAAGGAGAAAACCATGCTGCTGATCACAGAACACAAGGAAGACAATATTCAAACCCTAGTCGAGGATGCTGGCAGCGGCAAGAAGAACTACTTCATCCGTGGTATCTTCATGGAATCGGAGCAGGTCAACAAGAACGGAAGAATCTATCCATCTGCCATCATGGAGCGCGAGGTGGAGAAGTACAACGAGACTTATGTAAAGGGAAACCGTTCTCTCGGAGAACTAGGGCATCCCCAAGGACCATCGCTGAACCTTGATCGCGTTTCGCACATCATCAAGGAAATGAAGATGGACGGAACCGTGGTCTATGGAAAGGCAAAGATCCTAGACACACCATACGGAAACATCGTGAAGAACCTCATTGACGAAGGAGTTCGCCTCGGCGTTTCCTCGCGCGGCATGGGTTCGCTAAAGCAAGTGAATGGAGTCAATGAAGTTCAAGACGACTTCAGCCTTGCCACCGTTGACATAGTTGCAGATCCCTCAGCCCCAAATGCCTTCGTAAACGGCATCATGGAAGGCAAGGAATGGGTATGGAACAACGGCATTCTTCAGGAGAAGCACATCGCTTCCTACAAGAATGTAATAAAGAAGGCAAGTTCTCGTCAGTTGGACGAGGCAAAATTAGAAGTCTTCAAGGACTTCATTTCCAAACTTTAAGTTTTATACATATGGGAAGATAAAGGAGATTTCTCATGCCACAGCCAGAAGAATTTTTCGAAGAAGAAGAAATCCTTGAAGATGAAGCAAGCATCAACGAGGAAGAAGTTGATGAAGATGAATTCGTTGACGAGGAAGACGAACTAGACTTCGAGGATGAATCCGACGAAGAGGAACTCTCCGAAGACGAAGAGGAACTCATTGACGAGGATGAGGAACTTGAGGACGATGAGGATGTCAGCGAGGAGTACGAAGTAGCATTCGATGACGAGACTTACGATCAAGATGCCGAAGGTGGCAAGACCAAGATCGTTCGTCCAACGGATGACAAGTCTGGCACCAACAAGGCAACGATTGCCTCAAAGGTTCCTTTCCGTGGCAAGGCAAAGATTCCTGACAAGACCGACTTCACCATGAGCGAGCATGTTGCCGCCATGTTTGATGGAGAGGACTTGTCCGAGGAGTTCAAGACCAAGGCAATCGCCGTCTTCGAAGCAGCCATCAACGAGCGTTACGATGCAATCGTCTCGCGCCTTGAGGAAGCCTACGAGCAGACCATTCAGGAGAACACCGAGAAGATCGTTGACGAACTATC